AGTTGCTTATGACGCTAATGCTCAAAAAGTTGTCATTGCTTACAAGGACGATGCTACCACTTATGGTACTGCTGTCGTGGGAACAGTTAGCGGTACATCAATTAGCTTTGGCACTCCCGTTGTATTTGAAACTCGAAATTGTGAGTCGATTGATATTGCTTATGACGCTAATGCTCAAAAAGTTGTTATTGTCTATGAAGACAAAGGAAATTCTAATTATGGAACTGCAATTGTAGGAACTGTTAGTGGCACTTCTATTAGTTTTGGGTCTGGTGCTGTATTTAATAATGCAATAACTGACAGCATAGCAATAGCCTATGATGCTAATGCTCAGAAACTTGTTATCGCTTATAGAGATGGCGGAAACAATAGTTATGGCACTGCTATAGTAGCAACCGTTAGTGGCACATCAATTAGTTTTGGTTCGGAACAGCCTTATGAGGTTGGATACACTACTTACAATAATATTGCCTATGACGCTAACGCGCAAAAGGTTGTTATAGCTTACAGAGATGGTAGCAACAGTGGTTATGGAACGTCTGTTGTAGGGACTATTAGTGGTACATCCATTAGTTTTGGCTCTCACGCAGTTTTTAACTCTGCAGGCACTAGCCAGATTGCGGCTGTTTATGACTCTAACGCTCAGAAAGTTATTTTAGGCTACCAAGATGCAGGAACTAGTAACTATGGTGTTTCAAAGGTTGGAACTATATCTGGAACATCTATTTCTTATGGCGCAGGTGTTGTATGGGCGACTGCATCTGTAGCTCAGACTAGTGGCGCTTATGATGCTAACGCCCAAAAAGTTGTTTTCTCTTATCAGGATGGGACAAATTCCAACTATGGCACAGTTGTTGGTGGAAGTGTGAGCGGTACATCAATTAGCTTTGCTACACCTTTTGTTTTTGAAAGTGCGAGTACTTATTACATAGGCTCTGCTTATGACTCAAATGCCCAAAAGGTTGTTATAGCTTTCAGAGATGACGGGAACAGTAGTTACGGCACTGCTATTGTTTATCAAACCGAAGTAATTTCTACCAATTTAACAGCAGAAAACTACATTGGAATTTCCAATGCGGCTTACTCTGATGGCGCATCTGCAACTATCCAGATTGTAGGCGCTGTAGATGATGCTCAGAGTAGCTTAACGGCTGGACAACAGTATTTTGTTCAAACTGATGGGTCACTTGGCTTGACTGCCGCCGATCCTAGCGTGATTGCAGGAACAGCCGTATCAGCTACAAAGCTTATTATTAAGGGGTAAGGCATGAAAACTATTGTAGAAACTGCAACTGGATTATCAAAATATTTGCTGGATGACAGTGTGGTGATTGCTAAGGCTTCTGATCATATTGCTATTGGCGATCCAGTAGAGTCTGTTATTTGGGATTTAAACTCAGATACCGCAACAGTTTATGAAAATCTAGCTAATACCCGCGCTGATTGGGTGGGCAACAAGTACACGTTTGACGGAACTACATGGACGCAAAACCCCGATTGGGTTGAGCCAGAATCGGAGTAATAAAACATGAGCAATGCTAGAACAATTGCAGATTTAGCCGCAGTTACAGCGACTGCTGCAGAGTTGAATCTTACTGATGGTTCGGCTGCTGATACTGTGGTCAACAGTAAGGCGGTAGTGTATGGATCTGCAGGTGAGGTAACAGTCAATGAGTTAGACGTAGATAACATTCAGCTTGATGCGAATGCAATTAAATCTACAAACACCAATGGAAATATTCAGCTGTTTCCAAATGGCACTGGATACACAGAGCTATATGGAAATACTAATCCTGGTGCTGTTCGTTTTAACTGTGAGTCTAATAGCCACGGTGTAACGCTGAAAGGGCCACCCCACTCAGCGGCGGCTACTTATACCTTGGAGTTACCTAATGCTGATGGCTCTGCGGGACAGTTACTTAAAACAGACGGCAGTGGAAAGCTGGCGTTTACAAGTTCAGTCCCTGGCACATCAAGCGAAATTGGTTTTAGAGAGATACCCGCAGTTGGCACAAAAACGGCCTCTTACACTCTAGCCACAGGCGATGTTGGCAAGTATGTCCAAGTGGGGAGTAATGGCTCAATTACCATTCCTAACGCTACGTTTTCAGAGGGTGACGTAATTGTATTATTCAATAACACATCTGGTGACATTACAGTAACTTGCACGATTACCACGGCTTATATTGCAGGAGACAATACCGATGTTGCCTCAGTTACGCTTGCAACGCGAGGCGTCTGTAACATTTTGTTTATTAGCGGTACGGTGGCCGTTTTGACAGGGAACATAAGTTAATGAGCGGTATATTGTGTTCTTTTGTAGGGGCAAGTTTTGGCCCAGCAGGGCCGGAAGCAATTGGCGAGGCTTTTGGTGGTGGTTTTTATGCTGGAAAGGTAAATGATGGTGGCACTGAGTATTATTTGATTGTTGCCCCTAAATCATCAGGTCAAAATAGCTCAGTAAAAATAAAGACAACTATTGGAGCTAGCGCAACTATTTCTGGTATTGACTCGGTTGTAGATGGGCAGTCTAACACTAACTCTATGCCAACTAACTCAAGCCATCCTGCAAAACAATGGGTAAGCGGGTTAAGCATTGGAGGCTTTACAGACTGGTATATTCCTGCAAAAAACGAAATGGAAATTTTGTATTACAACTTAAAGCCTAGTAATTCACAAAATGATACAAATTTTGGCGATAACCCGAATGCAGTTCCATCTAGGTCTGGTTCTAGCTATACAAACTACGATTCTGGTAGCGATACTTTTTCTCTTGTTCCCACAACAACCACTGTGACTTCTTTTCAAAGCGGTCAAAGCGAAGAAATTGATCAGTCGGGCATATTTTTTACAAGCACTGAGGCCGGTGGTTCTAGTGATGTTTTTGGAACGACTAGAACTAACGGACGTTTTTTTGCTAGAGATTACGATCAATCGTTAAAAGTACGGGCTGTTCGTAGGGTTGCTGTTTAGGGGGCACTATGTATATTTGCGTAACACATATTGATGCTGTGACAGGAATTATTTGCACTGAGTCTGCAATGTCTACTGGGCCTTCTTTCCCCAAAGTAGATGGGCTTGTATTGCATTGGGTTGATGAATCAAACTGGCCTGTTGCAACAGACAACAACGGCGTGTACCTAACTGCCCCGAAGTATTACGGCGTTTGTAATGATGATGCCGACACTGATCTTGTTGGTGTATGCGGAACAATGACCGAAGAGGAATTTACACAACTCAAACGTGCCGAGTTTTATGCAAGACGGCCGTATAACTCATGGCTGTTTGATGAGGATACTTTGGCTTGGAATGCGCCAGTTGCCTACCCAGATGATGGGAACCAATACCTCTGGGACGAATCAACGATGTCGTGGGTGCAGCTTTAAACATACATTACTCACGACTACTTGGTTAAACAATGAATACTATGGAAGAACACAGATTAGATCGAATAGAGCAGAAGCTAGACAAGCTGACTGAAGCTGTATCACAGATTGCTCGCGTCGAAGAGCAGATTTTATCTGTGTTCAAGCGTATGGATAGGCATGAAAAACGCCTAGACGATCAGGAAGATGATATACGGGAGCTAGAGGGGGCTGTGTTAGCCAACTCAAGCTCTGTTAAAAACGCTGAGCGATTCTTTTGGATTGTTGTTAGTGCTTGCATATCTTTTGTTGTTTACATGGTGAAGTAGGTTATGTGGCAGGCTTTTATAGCTCCCGTATCTAGCCTTCTTGGTCAGATTCTTAAGAATAAGGCCGAAGAAAAAGCAGCGGTGCACACAGCCAAGATGGAGATTATTCAGAATACTGCATCTTGGGAGCAGCTAATGGCATCTGCCACTGCTACCTCATGGAAGGATGAGTGGTTTACTTTGTTGCTGTCGGCGCCTGTGGTTGCCCTTATGTGGGGCATTAGTATGAATGACGTAGAGATACTAGATCGAATAGGCATTGCCTTTGAAGAGCTTAATAGGCTTCCTGATTGGTATCAGTATCTATTGTTTATGGCGGTATCTGCATCGTTTGGTATTCGTGGTGCTGACAAACTAATTGCGTTGAAGGATAAAAAGTAATGGCTTTGACTGCCGGAGAAAGAGACGCGCAAATTGCTGCGCTTGAGCAAATACTTTTTGACTTTCTTGCTAGCTTTGACCCTGCTGATGAATACGATGAAATGGATCGTATTTATCGTCAGCAAGAAATTGAAAGGCTTACAGGTCTTATAGAGGCTCTTCGTAATGCTGAAATTACAACTGATGAATTTGAAGACGAGTTTGATCCAAACTTAGACGATTTTGATGATGACGATGCGGACGATGTTGAGGATTGGGCTGAGCAGGCTGGGAAGGATGCTGTAGAGCAGGCTGAAAAAGATGCGGAGGCTGTAAAGGATGCTGAAGCTGACAAAGATTCAGAACAGTTTGACAAGGATACTTCTGCTGCAGAGCAAATTTTTAAAGACAATGCTGAGCAAGCAGAAAAGGATGATGCGGAAAAAAATGATAAAGACGCGGAGCAGTCTAGTAAAGAAACTGCCGAGCAGTCCAGCAAAGATGCTGCGGAGCAACTAACCAAAGACCAGGCCGAACAAGCTGATAAAGATCAAGCTGAGCAAACTGAAAAGGATGTTGCTGAACAGTCAGCTAAAGACACAGAGCAATCAAATAAGGATGCTGCGGAGCAGCAAGAGAAAGACGCTACAGAGGCAGAGAAAGACAAAGACTCAGAGCAAGCCGATAAGGATGCGGAAGATACAGAAAAGGACGCTGAAGAAACTCAAAAAGAACAAGAGGCTGAACAAACCGCAAAAGATCAAGCGGAACAGGCTGAAAAAGACGCTGAGCAAGCAACTAAAGATGCTGAGACAGAACAGCAAGAAAAGGATGTTCAAGAGCAGAGCGATAAAGATGCTGAGTCAGACCAGAAAGATGCTGAAAGCGCAGAAAAGAATGAAGAGTCTGAAGCAAAAGATGCCGAGCAAACTGAAAAGGATGCTGAAGAAACAGAGAAAGACAAAGATGCTGACGAATCTGCAGAGAAAGATAAGGACGCAGAAGCTGACAAAGACACTGAAGCAGAGCAGGCTGAAAAAGATGCAGAGCAGGTTGGCAAGGATGCTGAGCAGTCAGAAAAGGATGATACAGAGCGTCAAAAAGATGACGCAGAACAACAGCAAAAAGATACCGACCTTGAAAACGCTCAAAAAGACAGCGCCGAAGAAACCGAAAAAGACAAGGATGCTGACGCTGCTGAACAGCTTGAAAAAGATACAACTGAAAATGTAGCTAATAACGCAGGCATTGATAAAGATGCTGAAGACTCTGCCTTAGCGGATACCACCAAGGACGGAGTAGACGGTGATGGTGACGGCGATGGCGATGGTGATGGGGATGGGGAAGAAGGCAGTAACGATAGCAAGGATGGCGAGTCTCAAGACGTTGATGTTAGCAATAAAGATGGCGAGGGAATCCTAGGCACGATTATAGATATTGTCTTAAACAACAAAGACTCTGGCGGTCCTGACGGTGGTGGTCCTGATGGTGGCGAAGAACAACAATTAGACACCAAAGACGGTGAGTCTGAAGAGGTTGATCCCGATACTAAGGACGGCGAAACACAAGAAGAGCTTCAATCTAATCCTATAAAAGACGCTGAGACTGTTGAGGACATTGTTGAGAATAAAGATGGCGGAGGAGATTCGGAGGGAGAAGACCCTGACGAAGATTTAAATACCAAAGATCAGGATGGCGAAACTCAGGAAGAAATTTTATCCAACCCTATTAAAGACGCCGAGACTGTTGGGGATATTATTGGTAACAAGGATGATGGCGGCGATAGCGGTGGAGAAGAGTCAGACGAGGATTTAAATACAAAGGATGATGAGGGTGAAACGCAGGCAGAAATGCAGGCTAACCCAATTAAAGACGCCGAAACCATAAACGAAATTATTAATGGAAAAGATGCGGAACCAGAGTCAAAAGAAAAAGAACCCGAGCTAGGCAGCGGAGATGACAAGGAAGGCGGCGAGGATGATGGTCAGGTAGTTGATACTAAAGATGGCGAAACTGCTGCTGACGTTATCGGCGTGAAAGATGGCGAGGGAGACACAAAGGATGTTGGGGGAGAGGGTGATGTTCTTAATCTGTTTAAAGGTATTGGTTTAGGCGGAGGCATTAGCTCTGGATTTACGCCGCCAAAAGCTCAAGATTTTATGTATCGCCTTGATTTTGATGCGCCTACACCAACAGGCGTACCAATTACAAATGAAGATTATCTAGCCAAACTGGAGGCATACACTCCAGAAAAAGAGCTTGATGACATAATTAAACGCAATTCAGGTGGAATGTTCACATGACATATTTGGATCTGGTAAACAATGTGCTTCGCCGCTTGCGAGAAGACGCGGTTGGATCTGTTACTAATGATGCTTACAGCACGATGGCGGGAGACTTTGTTAATGACGCCAAAGAGATGGTTGAAGCTGCTTGGGATTGGTCTGCACTACGAACTCGACTAACAATCACAACGTCTGCTGATGACTATACCTATTCACTAACAGGGACAGGTGACAAGGGAAAACTTTTAAATCTTATCAACGATACTTCAAATCTAGAAATGACATATCAAACTCAAAACTGGTTTGACGATAAGTTTTTTATTCAAAACACAGCTTCTGGTGCGCCTGAGTACTACACCTATGCAGGTGTTGATACCAATGGTGATGCACAGATTGAGGTGTATCCCAAGCCTGATGGTGTGTATAGCTTAAAAGCAAAAGCAGTAATTAGGAATGCGACATTAAGCGCGAATACAGACACACTGGCAATTCCAAGCCAGCCTGTTATTCACCTTGCAGTTGCATTGCTTTCAAGAGAGCGAGGGGAAACTGGCGGAACATCTACCCCAGAGTACTTTGCCATTGCGGATAAGTATTTGTCAGATGCAATAGCTCTTGATGCTCAACGCCATCCCGAAGAAACAATCTTTTACACCCCGTAGGAGCAGTCATGGCACAACCATTACAAAGCATTGACCTGATTGCTCCAGGATTTAAAGGGGTAAACACAGAAGATTCTCCAATCGCGCAAGACCCATCATTTGCAGATATTGCAGACAATGCGGTAATTGATAAGCGGGGGCGTATTGCGTCTCGCAAGGGCATTAATGTTTTAACTACTAACAAGACTGTTTTAGGAACAGACCACATTCAAAGACTCCATCATTTTTATGATGAGGATAATAACGAGGTTATTTTTAGTACGGGTAATAACAAGATTATTACGGGTACGACTACCCTTGTTGATGCAACGCCAGGGTCTTACACGATTACGGCTAATAACTGGCGCATTGTTAACTTTAATAACAAAGCATATTTTTTCCAGAGAGGTTTTGACCCGCTGGTTTATGACAATGCTAACGGCGTTAGAACATTTAGTACGGTCAATAGCAATACTACTGCTGCTACATTGAAGTGTAATGAGGCGGTTTCTTCGTTTGGTCGACTTTGGATAGCAGATAACACAAATGAAGCGCAGACTATTTACTGGTCTGACCTTCTTGATGGCACTGACTTTACGAGCGGCAGCAGCGGTTCAATAAATGTCTCTAAAGCATGGCCTGATGGCTATGACGAGATTGTTGGATTAGCAGCGCATAACAATTTGCTGGTTGTGTTTGGCGCACACAGTATTCTTGTTTACGAAAATGCCAACAGCCCTGCAGTAATGCAACTAGCCGATACCGTGTCTGGTGTTGGCTGTGTAGATCGCAATTCAATTCAAGGTATTGGTACAGACGTATTGTTTTTGTCCCATGCGGGGCTTCGCAGCCTTGGCAGAACAATTCAAGAAAAGTCTTTGCCCTTATCAGACTTGAGCGTCAACGTTAAGACTGAGTTGATTGAGGTTATTTCGTTAGAAACAGAACCGCTTTGCTCTATATATAGCCCTGAAAACTCTTTTTATCTTATAGCTTTTCCAAGTCAACAGACTGTTTACTGTTTTGATCTTAAAGGGAAATTAGAAAACAACGCTTACAGAGTGACTAGATGGACTTCTGTTGGTCATAAATGTTTTGCGCGTCACACAGATGGGACTTTGTTTATTGGCTCTTCTGATGGCATTGGAAAATATGATGGATATATAGACAACGCATCGTCTTACAGGTTTAGGTATTTTAGTCCTGCTTTAACGTTTGGAGATCCAAGCAGAATTAAACTACTTAAAAAAATACGGCCTACATTTGTTGGTTTAAATGATGCAGCAGTATTTGTTAAATGGGCTTACGATTTTGAAACAGCATTTAAAAACTATGAAATTACTATAGGCGATCAAAGCCCTGCATTTTTTGGCGCAAGCGAATACGGTATTGCTCAGTATACAGGTGGTGTTTTAGTTACTAGGCAATCTGTGCAAGCAAGCGGTAATGGCACAGCAATTACGATTGGAATTGAGGCAGACATAAATGGCTCAGTTTTGTCGATTCAAGAAATAAATTTATTGGCGTTAATAGGTAAAACGGTATGAGTGATTACAGCAAAACTACAAACTTTGGCGCCAAGGACACGTTGCCCTCTGGCGATAGTAATAAGATTATTCGTGGTAGTGAGTTTGATACGGAGTTTGATGCCATTGTTGCAGCAGTGGCTTCAAAGTCTAATATTGCCTCGCCCACCTTTACGGGAACAGTGACCATCCCTGCGTTAACAATTACAGGAAATGTAACGGTTGACCTTGGTAGTGCAGATACAGTCACTATAGACGGGGGGACTTACTAATGTCGCTTTTTGGTGATATCGCTGGCTTAGCTGCGATTAATACAGCCTATAACAAACTGGGATCTGTTGGAGAGCGGGCTTTTGAAGAGTCTGTTGATTTAGCACATGAGCTATACAGCAGGGGTCAGTTCCAACCATTTACCGTTACTTCTGGTATTGGCTCATCTGCCATGTCATTGGGAGGTATAAATCAAGCATTAAGTGGCACTGCTGGATCGCTTCAAAACAGGTTATTTTCTAGAGCCGTAGAAGATGTTTCTGGAGAAACAGCAGGAGCGGGCTTTGCTAGCGCGATTGGCGGTGATCTTCTTGGTAGGGTTACCGGAACGCTTGATCAACAAATCCCTGGCTATTTGCCTTTGATGGGAGCTACTGATGCTGCTATATCTCAAGGCATGGGTTTTATGCAGCAAGCTGGGATGCCTGTTGGAGCAAGGGAGCAACAGGTATTTAATCGTATTCGGGCAGCACAACAGCCAGAAGAGGAGCGTAGACGATTAGAGCTTGAAGAAAGATTAGCTACGCAGGGTCGTTTAGGAGTTTCTACAAACCTATATGGCGGCACACCAGAGCAGTTGGCCTTGTCAAAGGCGCAAGCAGAGGCTCAAAACACCGCTATGCTACAGGCTATGCAGCAAGCTAGGGCAGAACAAGCGCAAGCAGGAATGTTAGGTCAGCAGTTTACAGGGCTTGGCGGAACATTAGCTGGGCAGTTGCAAAACCTGCAGTCTGCACAACAGGCTCGCGGGTTAGGCTTTGCTCAAACAGAGCTAGGGTTGATGCAGGGTCGCGAGGCGCTTGAGGCATCTGAGCTACAGCAGTCTATTGCTGCATTGAAGGGTGGCTTGTTACCAGAGATGGCTCAACAAAATCTGCTGCAACAAGGACTTAACGCTGCCAAACTAAGAGAGCAATCTCAACAGTTCCGTACTGGATTATTTGGTGAGACAGGCATGACAGCCGTTGATGCGTTGTTAGCATCCGGTCTGGGACAAGCCAACCTTATCGGTAATGTAGGTGCTGGGGTATTAGCAGCTGGTGCACAAAGCAGTGACGGTGGGTTATTTGATTTTGTTAAAGACATTTTTAAAGGTTTATAACCAGAGGGCTAAGCCATGGCTAGAGGTGCAAATTTAAGACTAAGCGGCGCTGTACTAGGACAGCTGGCTAACCCGAACTTTGCTCGGGCAGCGGGTATGTCTATTGGTGCGGGGATGCTTGGCGTAGAGCGCAGAGAGCAAGAGGCAGAAGAGCGTGCAACTGAAGAGGTTACGCTAGAGCTTTTGCGTAAAGCGCAGGTAGCCCAAGAGCAAGGCGACATGAGGCTTCTTAATGAGGTGACTCAGACGCTTGATGGAATGTTAACGGGAACTAAAAGTAGCCAAGCTAGAGGGTTGATTACTGAAGGGCTATCAACTGTTTCTGGTCAACGCGCAGCAACCCAAACGCAGCAGCAAACCAATACAGCTAAGTCAATATTGAAGACTGAGCAGGCGCTTGAGCAGTATCAAAATCAAGTAGGCCCACTATCAGATCAAGAGCTTGCGGTACAAAAAGCTTTGCAGCAGCGGCTTGGTGTGATGAAGCAGAACGGTGCAGCCGTAGCAGAAGCTGCAACTATGCAGTATCAGACAGATGTTCAGGCTCTTGAGCGAGATGCTACATTGCGTGAAAAACGTATTGCTGCAGGCTCAGATATTCTTGCAAGTTTAGATCCTGAAAGTGAGCAGTATGAAAAGACTGTTAGCTCATTAGAGGCTGCGGGCCTTGGACAAGCTGTAAGGCAAGATACAGAAGCTAGGTTAAAAATAGAAAAAGCTGAAGGTGAGATTAGAGAGCAACGTCTTAAAACTGGGCCTTTAAGTGCAGATGAAGTAGCTATTGCTGAAAAAATGGGTTTGACAATCAAAAACCCAAATGATCCTTTAAGCAGAAAACTTTTTAATGCGGCTATGGAAACAAGAATAACCGAAGAAGTTAAGATATCTATTCGCCCCATTAGCACTCCTGAAAAGCCGAGAGCAGAAGCAATAGTTAAAGCGCAACTTAGAGCTATTGCTAGAGAAGGAGACTATACAGACTTTTTCTTTAACAGAGACATTGCTACTCGCATAGAAGATATGAGTGAAGATCAGGTAAATGAATTAATGGGCCGCGTTGCTGGTTTGTCTGAGGCTGAAGTTCCTAATGAGGTTAATGCGTGGCTGTTTGAAAACTTCCCAACAGAAATGCAACGCTCTCAAAAATTTGCTGCTAAAAACCAGCGAGATGCAGAAGACATTGGCGCATTAACTAACAGCATACTGAAAGGTCGAGGGATTAGTGCGTCTAAAGCAACAGAAGAGCAAAGAGCAGTTGCCCAGCGTGAAGCAGAGCTTGCTATTTCTGGGGCTGAATCTGCGTTACGAAGACAGCAAGGACCAGCATCTGGTGGTGAAGGCAGGCGGCAGCGCAGAGGTAAGTCGGAGGTTGCAGAGCCATACACTATTGAGCGGCGTACTGGCACTGGCGGACAAATGAACAGAAGGCGAAAACCATAATGGCATTATCGGCGGAAACCCAAGCGCTTGCTGACTCTATTGCTAAGCGGCGTCTTGGCATTGAAGATGTTATTAAGCCAGCCACGCCAGAAGAAATTTCTGATGACGCCTTACAACCCAAACCGCAAGATAACCAATTTTCTGACGAAACAATGGATCTTGCTGTTGAGATTGCCCAGCGCAGAGCAAAACAAACAGACGAAAATATTCGTGGATTAGCTACTGAATTTGGGGAGGGGGTTACCTTCGGCTTTCTTGGTGAGCTTGTAGCTAATGCTAGGGCTGCTAAAGAAGGCATTGAGTACGATCAGGCTAAGGCTGAGTATGAGGTTGCGCGAGAAATGTGGAAGCGCAATAACCCAGAAATGGCTGGCATGGCGTTGCCTCTTGAAATACTTGGGGCTATTCCCACCGGCGGCTTGCTTGCTAAAGGATTAACAAAAGCAGGTGCGACTGTGGCTAAAGCTGGCGCGGCAGAGGGTGCTTTGTATGGCGCTGGCACTGGTGAAACATTTGAAGAGCGTGCAGGTTTAGCTGCGTTTGGCGGTCTTGCTGGTCTTACTATTGGCAAAGTTATTGATGTTGCTACCAAGCCAAAGGTTCAAGGCGGCTTAAAAACAGAAGCCGACGATGTAGCCGAAGAGGTATACGACATTGATACGCAGTCAGCGCAGCGAGCTATCGATGAAGCTGAAGATGCGGCTGTATATACAGAAGTAGACAATCCTCAATACACCAGAAAGCCGCTGTCTGAAGCACAAACAGCTGGTGAGTTGTGGAC